GCGCACCATCGCCTTTTTAAACGCGGCCGGGCTGGATTGGATCGATACCAAAGGCCGGCCCCGCGGCAAGCTCGTCGAGAACTGGTTCAATGATCTCTGGACGACGCTCAGCATGGAGACGGACGGACAGATAGGCCGGTACCGGGGCGAGATGCTGCATGAGAACCAACTCGCTCAGCGCTGCCGTGAGGGTAGCCTGGACCCGCGCAAGAACTTCCCGATGTTGGACCCGGCTCTCAACGCCATCGAGCGCGCCGTGAAGCACAAGAACCACAAGATGGTGCACTCCGCAACTTACGGATCGTGGGTGCCCGCCGAGATGCACGCCGCCGGGCTCGCCGCCATGCCACGGCCCGAACTCGCATCCGGGCTCGACCACCTCTGCGCCCGGGAGCGGCACGAGATAACCGTCCGCCGGTTCGGGCAGATTTCCGCTATGGCGGATAGTCCGCTGGGCGAGCGGCTCAAGTACCATTTCGCCGCGCCCGAACTCGCCGCCTTCCAGGGCGCAAAGGTCTGGGCGCACTTCGATCCTTTTGCGGAGCGCGTCACCGCCACCTGCACACTCGCCCATGCCTTCGCCGATACGCCGGAGGGCACCGTGATTTGCCGCGGCGCGCCCGCGCTTTCCATGGCGCCCGTGCTACGCCGCCAGGGTGGCACGATTGTGATGGAGTTCTCCGATGCAGCGTCTGCCGCCGTGGCCGCGCGCAAGGCCGCTCAGAAGGTGGTCAGGCGCGAGCTTCGCGCGGTCAGCCTGGACGGCGAGCGGACCGTGGCCGTCTCCGAGATTTCCGCGCCGGATGTGGTGCAGCGCCAGGTTGGCATTGGCAGCGCAACCACAGCCACGGACAACGCGATCGCCCGCGCCCAGGAGCGCATTGAAACCGACATGGATGAGCTGGCAGCTTTCGAACGCGCCAATTGCGCGTAGTACGAGGGGCAACACTACAAAACAAGGGGGCAGCAGTATGAGAGACCAGGAACACAGGGCAGCGCTAACGGAGATCGGCAAGCAGATCAAGGATTGGTTCCAATCCCGCACGGACGCGCGCGGGACAGCATTCACGGTGGCATCGTTCCTCAAGGCCTATCCCGGCCTGGGCAGCGAGCGGGTTTTCCGCCGCGTGATGGAAGGCGATCTGGACGATCTCGATTGCGAGCGCTGGGCGCGAGACTACCAGGCGGTTTGGACGCTCCTGCAGATGCGGGGCGAGCAGGAAATCGAAGACGAGCCGATCTATGACGACTTCACCATGGCGATCGATCTGCGCAAGGCCGTCGGCCAGGCGATGCGCGAAAAGGGAATCACCCGGCTGGTGCTCTGCATCGCACCGCAGGGCTGCGGCAAGACGACCGCGTTGCAGACGCTGGTCGCCCGCTATGGCGCCCGCGTGGCGCTCACCGAGGCGACGGAACTCTGGAAGGAGAACATCAACGAGATGCTGCGCGGAATCCTCCTCAGCCTGGGCGTGACCGCCTCAGCCATGCCGCCATCGGGTGGCCTGCGCTGGTCGCTTCTCCTGGAGAAGCTCAGCACTCCCCAGATGCCCCGCATGTGCCTGGTCATCGACGAGGCGCACCATCTTGGGCCGCGCTCGCTGAACGTCGTCAAGAGCATCGTCAACCACTTGCCTGGAGAAGTGGTGTTGGGTGCGAAGGACACACTCTGGAAGCGGCTGGAAACAGCGGCCTATGAAGAGGCCAAGCAGCTCACCCAGAACCGGCTCCTGGAAAGGATCAGTGTGGACAGCGCTCCCCAGGCGGACATCGCGCACATGCTGGCCCGTCGCCTGGGCATGGCGCCAGGCACAGCCGACACGGCCGCGCGCGGGCTCGCCCGCGAGTGTGGCAAGTTTGGCAATTTCACCTACGTCAATCTGGTATGCCGGAGAGCCCGTAAGCTCGCCGGAAAAGGGGAAGCGACAGCGGAAATCGTGGCAGAAGCCGCGGCGCATGTTGCTCGGATGCGGTAAGGAAAGAGGGGGCACAGACAGACATGAAGAAGAGCAAGAAGAACCGAGTGGAAATCACGTCCGAGAGCGAGGCTCGTATCGTGCTTGACGACATCGCCAATCTCACGGTGCAGAACAATCTGCTGGCGGCCAAATATGATGAACTGATCGCGAACGCCCGGACGGATGCCGATGAACTGTTCGCGGCTGACATGGCCAACTACCAGGCGCAGCTCAAGATCCGGATCGCATCCCTGGAAGCGTGGGCGGAGACCAACAAAACCGAGTTGTTCTCCGATGCGCGGAGCATCAGTTCCCCGACCGGCTCGTTTGGCTTCCGGACAGGCATGCCAAAGGTATCTTTCATCCGGGGATGGGACGCGGACCGCGTCATCAATGCGGTGCTCAGTTTGTTCCCGAAACGCGGCTGGTTGCGCCAGGTGTGGGAGCTGGACAAGGAAGCGATGATCGCGGACCGCGATAAGGCCGCCGCCGATCTGGCGCAGGTTGGCGTCAAGGTCAACCAAAAGGAGTCGTTCTTCGTTGACATCAACCTTGAGGAGGCGACGAAGCGCTATGCGTCCTAAGGAAAACCCACTCCCGGTAGATGTGCGGGCCACGGCGGGCGAACTCGCCACGTTTGTGGCCGACGGGCTGGCCAGGGCGAAGAAGCTATCCGAACGTCTGGACGCCCTGACCCGCACCCCAACCGATCCTCGCTACCAGACCCGCATCCAGGAAGCGCAGGCCGCCAAGTGCATCTACGATGCGCTGAGCACGGCCGCATGGTCGCTCACGCCCGCCATGGTTGTCGCCATGCTCCAACGGGAGGTGCCCAATGCGGATTAACCCCCTGCACCGCTCCTGCGCAGCGCTGGGCGGCAGCCCGCTCACCAACGAACAGAAGCGCGATGCCATCGTGCTCATGCGCGAGGCATGGGCAGGCGGGCTCGCGCCGGACGCGGATCACTCCGCCGAGGCGTTCACCGCCTGGCGGAGAGCGCAGACGCTTGTCGCCTGCGGGCACCCGCACCTCACGGCCTGCCATCAACGCCACTTCCCGGCCATCATGGCGCACTTCGCGCGCCTCTCCGGGAAGCCATCCGTGGCCCGCTACTGGGCCACGCGCATCATCGGAGACGAAGCACGCCAGGCGCGCTCCCTGCTCGCCCGCGCCATACGCGAAGCCGCAGACGTCATTGCGAAGGGCGAGGAGTACGCGGCATCCATCTGCCGAACCCGGTTCAAGTGCGGCCTTGAGGACTGCAGCCAGCGCCAGTTGATGATGCTGGTTTTCGACGTGCGCCGCAACGCCCAGCGCCGGCGCGCCAAGGGCGTCTTCAACAAACCCCTGACCGTCCTTCAGGGAGGCGTGCCGGCATGAGCATCGACCCGACCACCATTCGCAACGAAACGTGGGAATCCATCCAGGAACGGCTCAGCGGCGAACGCCTGGCCGTGTGGCACGCGCTCTGCGCATCCACGCCGGTGACCACCCGCGAACTCGCCGGGCTCATGGGCAAACGCTGTGAGGACGTGCGCCCGCGCGTCACCGAACTCTGCCAGATGGGCTTGGCTGTATGCATCGGCAAAATCCGCAAGGAAGGCCGCTACCAGGGGATTGATATCGAGACAGCCCGCCTCAACTTCGACTGCAAGCGAGCGGTGCGGGAAGATCAGCCGCTGCTCAAACTATAGGTGCGCCATGAACAAGATGCCTCTCCCAACCATCAACCGCCCCAGCATACAACGCCCGAAGATGCCAACTCATACGCAGAACACGATCGCAAAGCGCATGGACTCGCGCACCCGGCCGGCCATGATCATGGCCGCACCCGGGAAGTACGTCCCTTCAGGGACGGAAGTCCCGGAAATGACGCTGTGCCGCTGGGAGCGGTGCGGGGATGGCTATGCGCCCGTGCCCGTTCTGGAACGCTGGGTGCGGCTCGATTCCGATCTCATCCGGTTGCTCGGGTTCAACTCCTGCCACCGGTCGAGATCGGACACCATGCTGCGGCTCAGCCGCGCCGGCTTTATCGAGATCATCCTCGTGGCACCCAAGTGCCACCTGATCAATCTCGACTCGTGGTTCAACCATCTCCGCCGCTGTGCGGAAGACCCGTTCTTCTGGGAAGACGCCGAACGCATCGCCGAATACCGTCGCAGCATCTGAGGGCCTATCATGACAACCTTTCTACGCAAACCGATCCCGTTCAAGGAAGCCGCCGACTGGATCCGCAACAAGCCGACGCTTTCCCAAGAAGCGTTCGCGAAGCTCTTGCCCGATCTCAAGAGCCGCGCGTTCACCATCGCCGGGATTCGATCCTTCGACGTGATGGAAGACATCAAGCAGGCGATCGCCACGATCCCCGAAGGCGCCATTTGGGACGATGTGAAGAAAGACATTGCCGGGAAGTTGCTGCCTGAGTTCGTGGATCCGGATGCTGACGAAGCGATGCAGGAAAAGCAGCAGGAAGCCGCCCGGCGCCGCGCTGAACTCCTGATCCGCACGCACGGCTTCCAGGCGTACCAGGCCGCCAACCACGAAGTGATGTCCCGCAACACCGATGCCTTGCCATATTGGCAATACCTCAGCATGGAAGACAGCAGGGTCCGCCCGGCCCATTCCGCGCTCAACGGCATCATCCTCCCGGCTGACTCCCCGTTCTGGAAGACGCACTTCCCGCCATGGGAGTGGGGCTGTCGCTGCCAGGTCGTACCGCTCACCCAGGCGGACGTAGATGCCGTTGCGACACGCGACGCGAAACTCCCTGAAGACCAGCAGCGCATCATGACCCCAACCCAGCGCCGCAAGCTGGAACAGGAAAACGTACTGGTCAGAAAGGGCAACGTATTCAACGTAGCCAGCGCAGCGGAGCGAGGTCAACCCGGCGCATTCACCTTCGACCCAGCCGGCCTCAAGCTCCCGATAGCCTCCCTGAAAGACCGCTACAGCCCGGAAGTATGGTCTGCATTCGAGCAGTGGGCCCGAAAAGCGAAAACCGAATCCGGCCAAACCATTTGGCAGTGGTTGAGTCAATCGAATGCGCCTCGGAGCGAAGCGAAGTAAGCATCGAATCCTGATACAAACAGAAAGGCAAGGTACAAAATGAAACATTCAGAGGCAATCGACTGGTTCCGGAAATCTGAAGACGTGGAAAGCGTTCTCGTCCTGTTGGGAAAAGAGTCATCTCAAGTAAATCTGCGCAAGGTAGCTCTGGCCTTTGCCAAAGTCCCTGTGAAGCGCCATGAAGAGAAAGACCTTGATGAAGGCCCAGAGCTTTGGGAACAACTGTGGGACGCTGTGCAGGTTGACCTTGACCAACTTGGAAGAATCAGCGGCACGCGAAGTGAATGCGCCCGCTATGTGGAAATGCTTAAAGGGTACAGGCTGATTTACCCGGACGGCACTCTATCAACAGTAGCGCAGAAGGCCCTCAAAGCCTTAACCAAGGCTGAACTCGGACTTTAAGAAAGGAGGTGATAGCAATGGCAAAGAAACCCACAAGCAAAGGCGGCAAGGCAAAAGGCGGCAAGGCAAAAGGCGGAAACAAAGGTCGCACGGCTGCTCCCGCGCGCGGCGGACGGTCATCCGGAACATAAAGACATGAAGAAAGGGCTGGGCGTCTTCCTAAAGAAGACGCCCAGCTATCCATATGCAAAGACATTTCTCAACAGGCGAAGCGGTTTGTGAGTACGTTGCGAACATATGCCCTGACGTGGTCGTTTCTTTCTCGCTCGGGAAAGACTCCATCGCCGCATGGGTTCAGATGCGCCGCTTCTTCCGAACGGTAAAACCGTTCTACATGTATCTCATCCCTGATCTCGGCTTCGTAGAGTCTGAACTGAAACGGTTCGAGGATCGCTTCCAAACTCCCATTGTCAGGATGCCTCATCCCTCCCTTTTCAGGATGCTAAACAACCTTGTCTTTCAGGCACCGGAACGGTGCCAAGTCATTGAAGATGCCGGATTGGCGACACTCTCTTATGACAAGTGTGCCCGTGAAGTAATTACGGCGCTTGGCTGGTCAAAAAACACGTTCGTGGGCCACGGAACGCGAACCGCTGACAGTTTGATGCGGCGGGCAAGTGTTAAGAAGTGGGGCTGCTTAAACCCGAACCGCAAGACGTTCATGCCTATTTTCGACTGGAACGCAGACCGTGTGGCGCAGTGCTTCCGCGACGAGCGGATCACACTGCCGGTGGATTACGAAATGTTTGGTCGAAGTTTTGACGGGATCGATGAGCGGTTTCTCCGCCCGATACATGATCGGTTCCCGGAAGACTACGCGAAAATTCTGGAATGGTTCCCGCTCGCTGATCTGGAACTGAAACGTATGGACTGGAGGATACAACATGCCAAATGACCTGTTTGATTCTGATGACTTCGACCTCGGTGATTTCGGTGACGATGCCGATTCTAAAGCCAAGCGCACTCCGGAAGGGCGAAAGGAAGAACTGTCCGACCTGCTAAAGAAACTGAAGGTGCGGGCGGAACAAGAACAGGCCGTGTTCATGGAAAACGTAGACAGCGAATACTGGGCATGCCTGTGCTTTCAGACCCGCGCGCAGAAAGACGAGTTTCTCCGCCGGATGGGCTGGGCCGACCTGGGGGATAAGTATCTCGACGGCGTGGCTGTAGCCGAGAAACAAGGCATGAAGTTGGAGGCAAAAACGCCGCCAGTGCGCAAGCGCAACGTGTCAAAACGCTGGCAAGAATTTGTCTGAAAGGAGCACTATGAACCAGCTAAAAGCACTCAGCATAAAACAGCCCTGGGCGTGGCTGATCCTCAACGCGGGAAAGAACATTGAAAACCGTTCATGGAATACCACCATCCGTGGCAGGATCCTGATTCACGCGAGCAAGGGCATGACGACCGTCGAATACAACGATGCCGCGGCGTATGCATGGGAACGCGGTGTCGCGATCCCGCACCAGACCAATGTGATGCGTAGTGGCATAGTCGGCTCTGTTGAAATCGTGGATTGCGTAACATCCTCTGACTCCCCTTGGTTTATGGGTCCATACGGCTTCGTACTTCGCAACCCCATCATTCTTCCCTTTCAGCCATGCAAGGGAGCGCTGAAATTCTTTAACGCACCATCTGGGATCCAACCATGAACCTCGGCGACATTATCATCACCTTCATCTCAATCGGGGTCTTCGTTTCTATTCTCCTCTTTGGCTTCTGGGCCTTCATCTGGATCGCCACGGGGGCAACGGAGTCAAACCCCCAGTGCGTCTGTCCGTTGTGCGGCGTGGTCAAGACCATCGACGAAGATGGACGATGCCCGAAATGCGGTCAGTTCGTGGAGATCGAATAGGAGCACCACAATGGGTATCAAATTACCACTTTCAAAGGCCCGCAGCTTCGCAGACAAGGTTCTGGAAACACTGTCACCCTACTGCGAACGCATGGAGATCGCCGGAAGCATCCGCCGGAAGATTCACACCGTTTCGGACCTTGACCTCGTCGTCATTCCGCGCGACGTCAAGGGCCTCATGAAACGCTGCCTGGAACGGGGCGTTCAGATGTGCGCCGGGGAGCATGTCTTCCGCATCGAAACCTTTGCAGGCGTCCAGATCGACATCTACTTCGCACACAACGGCAAGGCGGACCTCTTCCGCCCGCTTCCCTCGAACTGGGGCAGCGTCTTGCTCTGCCGCACCGGCAGCCGGGAGCACAACATCAAGATCTGCAACCAGGCCAACCAGCTCGGCCTGAAATGGGATCCGTCCTATGGGATCTTCAATGAGTTCGGCGACTGTGTAGCTGCCACCACCGAACAAGAGCTGTTCGACGCGCTGAAACTGCCCTATGTAGAGCCGGAGGCCAGATGAAAGGCACACGAATGACGACTGACAAGAAGACAGCCGCACGTCGGACCGAAGGTACTGTGCCTGCTCTGATTCGGTGCGGTGCGTGTAATGCCCGATTCCGATCCGCGAAGGAGTTGGTATCCCACCTACGGGTATGCCCGTTTGCGAAAGTGGGGGCTTGCATGATCCAAAAGGCGCTTGACAAGGCATTCCAGCCAGAGACACCCAACAACAAAGCTGAGGTTCCGAAGTGAGCGCAGCGAACGAAGGTAATCCTCCAGCGTCTAGTTCGGCAGTCTGTCAGGGATGCCGGGACCGTGATGCGACGATTGCCGCTCTGCGCGGACAGGTGATGTTTCACAAATCCGAACAGGATGCGTGGCGGAAGTTGTTTGAGGAACAGCGGGGCGGTGAGGTTTTCAACACTATGCAGCGGGAGCTTGTGGAGTTGCGCTGCCAACAAATGAAGCCGAACAACGCGCTATGCGTAGAGAAAGGGGAGGCCCGCGGGTGAGGATCTCCACCACATTCCGCGATACCATCGGCCCCGATCTGGCGTCCAAGGCGTCAGCTCTGGGGCGTATGGCGCCCGTGGCGGAAGCGATTGGCGTTGCGGTGGTAGGCATTGCCAAGCGCTCATTCAATGACGCGGCCCTCCGACAAGTCACATGGCCGGCCAAGAAACGGCCCAATGGTCAGCCGCTGCTCAAGTATACCGGCAACTTATGGCATTCGCTTCGCGTCGTCCAGGTCACCTCAAACAGCGTCACCGTCGGGTCAGATCGCCCGTATGCCGCCATACACCAGCTTGGCGGAACGATCAGACGCCCCGAAATCAAGCCCGTCAATAAGAAGGCCCTGGCCTGGCCCGGCGGAATGCACCCCGTCAAAAGCGTGCGAGCCATGTCGATCGACATACCGGCGCGGCCCTACTTCCCGTTCACGCCTGCAGGCACGCTGGCCGATCTGGCGGCGGCGCCCATCCGCGACGCTGCCATGGCGAAACTGCGCTCGCTTTTCGGCTCGGTCGCCTGATCGCAAGCCGCAGTAAGCCGCAGATGCCGAAGGTACCGATGCTCCAAACCGCTCTGGCTGTCATATTCCACCCCAGACAGATCACAACTGGGGACGCGATTCCATGGAACCATCAGCCGTCGATACAAATACATCCACCATCATCGTCATCATCGGCCTGCAAGCGCTCGTTTCGCTGGTCAGCGGCGTCATTGGGATAGTCGTGGCCTTCCGAAGGCAACCGTCGATTGATCAAGAGCTTGTCAACTATGTGCGCCATCCGGAGCTTCTTTCCTGCAAGGCCGAACTGGCGGCGCAACATGCGCTTCTGGTGGACCGAACAGAAAAGACCTTTTCCGAGGCATTCAACCGCGTCGCGTCACTCCAGACAGCCACGGAAAAGACCTTCAGCGACGTCAACCGCACCCTCGGGCGCATCGAGGGCAAGCTCGAGAACTGTCCAAAGGTGTGCTCATGAACATCCCCAAGAGCATCCTTTTCGTGCGAAGCGGCGGCGGCATGCCGGGGCTCGATATCCATTGCGGTATCTGGCGCGCCCTGGAAGAAGCAGGCATCTTCCCGACGCATCTCTCCGGAACCAGTGCGGGTGCCCTCATTTCTGCCATGCAAGCGGCCGGCCATTCGGCCCGGTTCGTATCCGAAACCATTGCATGTCTCAAGGACTCGGATGTCCGATCCGAACGCGCGTTTTGGAAGCTCCGGGCACTGTGGCTCGATTCGTTCCTCGACTCGCGGCCCATTGAAGAGCTGCTCAACATGCTGTGTCCGAAGACTTCCGCCGAGTTCAGAGGGAAAGTGTGTCTCTGGTCTACAAACTGCCGTACCGGGCACGATGTTGACCTCATGAACCCGGTGTACAACACCTCTATGCCGAAAGCGGCGCTGGCATCCATGTCCATTTCCGGCGTGTTCCCGCCTGTCCAGATCGGCGACGATGAGTATTGCGATGGCGGCGTGCGCCGCAACCTTCCGCTGCTCGGTTCATGGCGTTCATTCGATGAGGTTTACCTCCTCATTGCCTCGCAACGCCCGCAAGACTACCCGAAGCGGAAAGGGATCATCACCAGGCTAATCCAGAACGTCCATTACCTCATGCAGGACCAGCTCGAGGACGTTCTGGAATCCTGCATGGACGACACGCGCGTCACCGTGATCTGGCCCACTCTGGAATCGAAAGGTGGCACACTGCACTTCGATCATGAGTTGATGCATGAGGTATACGGTCAAACCCTTGTCCAACTCCGCAGAAAGGAACCAACGCCATGACCCTGACTCCTCAACAGAAAGAGGAACTCCGCATCGCCATCCTGGCGTACTTGGCCGAGCGGCATCCGATCGCTTTCCACCAGGACGCGATTCGGTCTTTCATCCTGCGGCGTCAGCGCGTTGACTTCCAGTTCGACGCCGATGCTGCAGAGTCAGCCATCTCGCTGCTCCTCGACATGAAACTGATCACGCCTCAGACCGAATCGCTCGGCACCACCAAGTACTACTCGGCGAGCGCCACCGGCCTGATCGAAGCCGAGCGCAGGGGAATCATCTAATGGACGCCACCTGTAGAACGGGCAAGATCGGGTCAATTCCTGCGGATATCCGGAGGGAATTGAACGTGCGCCTCTACAATGGCGAAAAGGGTCCGCGCCTGCTCGCGTGGCTCAATGACCAGCCAGACGTCAAGCGCATCATGGAAGAGCAGTGGAATAGCGAGCCCGTATCGGCCTCTAACCTGAGCGAATGGCGCGGCGGCGGCTACAAGGATTTTTTGCGCCGTCAGGAAACGGTCGAAAACACGAAAGCCCTGTCGCAGTGGGCGCTTGACCTGGCTAAAGCGGCCGGCGGAGATCTGGCTGCCGGACCTTCCGCGATCGCCGCGGGGAAACTGCTGTCGTTCATTGAGGATGCCGGGGAAGATCGCATTGATTCCATCGTCGCCGCCATCTCGACACTCCGAAAGGACGAACTTCAAGCCAAGTCGCTTTCCATCAAGGAAAAGCAGGTTCAGGAAACCACCAAAGCCAACAACCTGGCGCAACTCAAGTTCCATCGCGAAACGGCGCGCCTGTTCCTCGAATGGTTCGAAGACAAACGCGCCCGCGAAATAGCTCAGTCCGCTGACACGAAGGACGTCAAGATGGACCGGATCATCGAGGCGATGTTCGGCAAGCGGCCGGAACATGCCCAATGACATCCCAGCCGTCAAAACCCCTTGTCAGCTTTCTCCCGTTCCAGACGGAGGCCTTCTGGGGTTCTGACGACCACGGAATCATGATCCTGCTCTGGCGTCGCCAGGGCGGCAAAACGCATACCCTTTCAGCCATGGCACTGCGGCGCATGGCCGAAACATCGGGACGGCTCGTCACCTACGCCTCCGCCTCGCTCGCCATGGGCGCGGAACTGACCATGAAGGAAGCCATTATCTGGCGCGACACGATGGCGCTTTGGAAAGAGCAAGCCGGCACAGACAAGCGGGTCGAGTCCAACGCGGACAATCTGGATCTGGACGCCATGGCCGACCTGCTCGAACACTCGAAACTGGAGGTCAAGCTCTGGCACTCCAACACGCGCTATTCCCGAACCAAGATCATCGCCCCCAATCCAGCCACAGCCCGCTCCTACTCTGGACATGTCATCATCGATGAGATCGGCTTCATCCGAGACCTCAAAGACCTATGGGAAGCCATGGAACCCATCGCATCCAGGCAAAAGGACTTCCGCGTGGTCATGGCCACAACCCCGCCGTCTGACGATGGCCACTATTCCTACGAGATGATCGTCCCGCCGGAGGGCTGGGAGAAGAAAGACCATGATCCAAAAGGCCACTGGTACAAGTCCCAGGCAAACATCATGGTCCACAGGACCGACGTGTACGATGCCTACGAAGCCGGCCTGGACCTCTACGATATCAACACCCGGGAGCCCATAACTCCGGAAGAATCACGCGCGAAAGCTTTGGATCGCGACGCCTGGGACCGCAACTATGCCCTCATCGCTACGCGCGGCGGGATCTGCGCCCTCTCGCTCCTGTCCCTGAAGCGTGCAATGGACCTTGGCGCTGAGAACCGTTGCCTGGCATCCATCAACGACTTCCCGCCGAACTGGCGCGACTTTATCGGCGACGGCCCGGTAGCCATCGGAGTGGATCCGGCCACAACCACCAAAGAAAAGTCCAACCCGACCGGCCTGGTGATCATGGAAAAGGTTGGTACCCTTTACATCCCGCGCCTCCACATGCGGTACAAGTCCTCGGATCCGGATGAACATCGCGTCTTCATTAAGGAAGCCGTCGAAGGCGTAGTCCATCGCAAATCAGGGCGCCGCATTCCCCCGCGCGCACTATGCATTGACGCGTCGAACGAACGCCTTTTCGCCGCCGATCTCCGCAAGGAACTGTCTGGCATCTGTCCCGTCTACCTGATGGTATCGTCCGAAAAGACCTCCTACGCGGGCGAGTCCATGCTGATCAAAGAATACCTTGGCAACTCCTATGTCAACGCCATAGCCGACGGAAGCATCCCGCTTCCCAACGAACGTTGGGTCAAGGACGACTATCGCCTCGTAGTCAAGGAGCGCGGTTCCTTCTGTAATCGGGTAGACAGCGCCGGGAACCATGCGGACACCTTCGATGGCGGCAAACTGGCCTACCACGGCCTCAATGCACAAGCCTGTTCGTCGGAGGCCCACGCGACCCAAGTGGGTGCATATCCAACCGACTCATGCACGCCCAAGTCCTTTTGGACTCCGGACCATTCCGAAGACCACGCCCCTAAAACCCAGGAATCTCCATCATACTGCTAAGGAGCACTCTTATGGCATCCTACTTGACCAAGTTCATTCGCAAACTGATCCCCACAGGTCGCCTCACCACTGTGGACACTCGGTCAGAGCCCTCCTTCACCGGCCGATCGATTACGTCGGACGCGATTCATTCAGCCCTATCCGCCTCCGAATCAGGACAGCCCCGCCAACTTTTCGCCATCTATCGCGACATGATCATCTCGTCGTCCCACATCCAGGCCGAACTGGCAAAGCGCAAGCTGGCAGTTCTATCATCCACTCCCGAATGGACCTCTGCCGATGGATCAGATGATGATGTGGCCGTTGATTTCCTCAACGAATGTATCCCTGACAAAATGCTGGTTCTTCGCGCCATACTTCACCTGCTCGATGGCTCCCTATGGCCGGTGGCGGTGGTCGAAAAGGTCTTCAAGTCCGAAAATGGCCGCTACATCCTCAGCGACCTAATCCCGGTACCAGCCTATCTCCTCGACTACGGATCGGGATCGCTGCGAATCTTCGATGTTGATCCCAACACGGGCACCCCGCTTGGCTCCACCCACGAGCCGGATCCAAATCGGTACATCATTCATCGCGGTCATGTCCTCAGCTTCCCGGACAACTGGGGCGGTCCAATGCGCTCGATCCTGTTCTGGTGGCTCCTTTCTACGATGGGCCGGGAATGGTGGGGTCGCATGGTCGAAAAGTACGGGACCCCTTTCATCCTGGGGAAATACGATCCGGCTGACGACCAGTCCCGCACCATGCTCCAGTCCGCGTTTCGCCTGGCCACCAGGCTAGGCGGGCTCGTTGTTCCGCGCTCCACCGAGGTTGAGATTCTCCAGGCGGCCGCCCAGTCTTCAGGCGACGCACACGAGCGGTTCGTCCAGTTCTGCAATGACCAGATATCACTCCTGATCGTCGGTCAGGTCCTTTCCTCTGACGCCAAATCAACTGGCCTTGGTTCTGGCGTGGCAAACCTGCAGGGTCAAGTGCGAGACGACATCCGGCAATTCGACTCGACGATGATCTCCGCCACCATCCAGACGCAACTTCTGGCCCACATACTGGAGATCAACAACCAGTCGGTCCCAACTCCTGGGGTCAGTTTTGGTCAGGAGACAGGCCGTCGCGACATCCAGATGCTAGGGACAATCCTCGAACCCCTTGCGCGCTCAGGGATCGAGGTAGGAGACGAAGGGATCGAAACCATTGGCAAGCGCATTGGCCTGTCGCTCCAGCGCGCGTCGCGCACTCCCCAGTTGGCGACCCTTTCCGCCCTTCCTCCATCCCGGTCCGATTCGATCGCCCGTGCGGGTTCCGAAGATTTGGCGTCAGCCTTCACTCACGACCTGGCTCCGATCCGTCGCATCATACTATCCGCCTCATCCCCATCGGAAGCCCAGGCGCGCATACGCGACTTTTTAGAATCGTCCAGTTTAGCGCCCGCCCGCGTCTCAGAAATTTTGGCTCAAGCCATGGCCGCTTACGCCGTAAACGGGTCAATCGTCTGACCCTTTTCAGCCTGTGTGTCCCAACCCTTTTCCGCCATTTCGCTCCACAAGCGACCGGTCCGCTCGCAACTGACCATTTCCCAACCATTTAGCACCATTTCGCACCACATCGCACCCTTTTCAGCAATTTCCTACGCTCTCAGTATCGAGCCTGACGGTCAACGCGCCGACGAACAGTCCG